GATATCTCCACCCTCTCGTTCGCGGACTATAATCCCCGAACCCTGACCAAAGAAGAAGGCGCGCACCTGCGGGAGTCCTTAACCCAATTCGGGTTTGTCGATCCGATTATCGTAAACCAGCACCCCGACCGGCCGAACGTGATCATTGGGGGTCACATGAGAACCCGGGTCTGGCAGGAAATGGGGGGCAAGACCGTTCCCGTGGTGTTTGTGTCCCTCCCCTTGGAGGCCGAGCGCGAGTTTAATATCCGCTTGAACCGGAACTCGGGGGAGTGGAACTGGGAGATGCTGGCCAACAACTTCGAAAAAGACGACCTCCTAAAATGGGGGTTTACGGAAGAGGAACTGGTGGGGGGGCTGGAGATCGAAAGCTTTGGTTCCTCCGTAGGGGAGAACACGATCCCGGACGCGGCGCAGCCGATCAGCGTGCTGGGAGATATCTACGAACTCGGCGCTCATCGTTTGGTCTGCGGGGATTCCTGCCAGATCGATGACGTAGAAAAGCTGATGGGCGAAGAGCGGGCCGATATTATCTGGACCGATCCTCCGTGGAATGTTAACTACGGGGCGGATGATAACGACGGTCACTACCGGGCCGACCGGACGATCCTGAACGATAAGAAGAGCGCCCCCGATTGGGAACACTTCTGCGATGACTTCGCCGGCCAACTGTTCCTCGCGTCCAAGCCCGGGGCGATGATCTACCTCGTGATGTCCGCGCAGGAGTGGCCCACGGTTGACCGGGCGTTGCGCGAAAACCACTTCCATTGGTCGTCCACGATCATTTGGGCCAAGGACCGGCTCGTCCTCTCGCGCAAAGACTACCACACGAGATACGAACCGATCTGGTACGGCTGGAACGGCGAAGCGCCCCGGCTGTTCCCGCTCAAGGACCGCAAACAAGACGACGTCTGGGAGATCGCGCGGCCCAGCGTGTCCGAACTCCACCCCACGACCAAGCCCATCGAACTGATCGAGAAGTCCCTGCTCAACTCCTCCGCCCCCGGCTCGATCGTCCTCGACCTCTTCCTCGGAAGCGGATCAACCCTTATTGCTGCGGAGAAAACTGGCCGTCGTTGTTATGGGTGTGAATTAGATCCCCACTACATCGACGTTGAAGTTAAAAGATGGATCGAATTTATGATTAATAATGGCAAGGAGGACGACATTTCAGTTATAAGAAACGGGAAAAAAATGGATCACAAGGAATTCTTGAAATGAGAAAAGGGAGTGTTAACCCTCACTTGTGGAAAGCAAAAGAAAAGGTCTGTCCGATTTGTCATGAGTCGTTCCGGGCGGTTAAGGACTGGCATAATGCAAAGCAAAAGTATTGCAGTAAGAAGTGTTGGGCTATAAGATCGCCAAAGGACGAGCGAAAGTGCTTATGGTGCGGAGGGGCTTTTCTGGCGTGGAAAAGCCAAACAAAAAAGTATTGTTCTATTTATTGTCGCAATAAAGACTATGTAGGAAAACGAACTGGGGATTCTCATCCGGGGTGGAAGGGGACGCGCGCCAGTTATTCTGCCGTCCATAAATGGATTAATAATATTTTGGGTAAACCAAAAAAATGTGATATTTGCGGATCAACAACAAAGCCGAAATATGAATGGGCTTGTATAAATCATGAATACAAGAGAGTGCTTTCTGATTGGGTGAGACTTTGTTCTAAGTGCCACAAGGCGTTTGATAAGAAGGAGAATAGAAAAGTTGGCTAACGAAGGGAACCTAATTCCCGCAAAACCCGGGGAGATTCGCAATCCCAAGGGGCGAACCAAGGGGGTAAAGAACACCGCCACGATCATCAAAAAGGTGTTAAACACCAAGATCCAGCTGGATAAGCACCCGTTGACCAAGAAGTTTGGAGCCAAGATGACCGTGAGGGAAATGATAACCTTGGCTATGGTTAAAGCAGCTTCGGAAGGGAACGTTACGGCTTTTAATACTTTGATCGAGCGGATCGATGGCAAGGTTCCGCAGAAGCTTCAAGCGGACACCGGGGAAACCGGACCGATGATCCTATGCTGGGAAGGGGAAGAACCCCAACAAGTCGTGCCAGCCGAAGAGCCAACGCCCCCAACGTTGCCCGCGGAGGTGGTCGATGAGTAAACTATGGACACCCAATGCCCGGAGAATTGTGATCCCGTATCGCCCGCGTCCTCCTCAAACGATCATTCACCCGCAGATTGAATCCCACCGCTTCAACGTGATTGTTTGCCACCGCCGTTGCGGTAAAACGGTGATGGCGATCAACCACGTTATCAAGAAGGCCGCCCAGAATCGCCTGTGGGAGCCGCGGTATGCGTTTATAGCCCCTTTCCGCAACCAAGCCAAGACGATCGCGTGGAACTACCTGAAACGCTACGTTGGGCCTATCCCGGGCCACGTAGCCAATGAATCCGACCTATCAGTCACCCTCCCGGGAGTGGGAGCCAGTATTAGGTTGTTTGGCGCGGATAACGCGGACGCCCTGCGCGGCCCGTATTATGACGGGGTTATATTCGACGAATACGCCCAGATCAAAAAGGAAGTGTTCACGGAGATCATATTCCCGGCGCTGCTGGATCGCAACGGCTGGGTGATGTTCATGGGAACACCCAAGGGGCAGAACCAATTCCTCGAGGTCTATCAGCAGGCGCTCAAGGAGATGAACGCCGGGAACCCGGATTGGTGGACGTGTATATATCGGGCCAGCGAAACCGGGGTGCTGTCCCCCGAGGAACTCGAACTCGCGAAAAAGACTATGCCGGAATCCGCGTATCGGCAGGAAATGCTCTGCGACTTCACCGCCTCCGCTGACAACGTGCTGATTATGATCGATGTGGTGAGCGAAGCGGCTGCCAAGGTTATCATCCCCGCGGAGATCCAAGGCGCCCCCCGGATCATTGGCGTAGACCCCGCCCGCTTCGGATCTGATAAATTCGTGATCATTCGCAGGCAGGGGCTGCAAGCTTTCACCCCGAAGGTGTTTAAGAACATCGACAATATGACCGGCGCTTCCCGGGTGATCGATGAGATCGACGACTTCAAGGCCGACGCGTGCTTCATCGACGCCGGTGCTGGATCGGGGGTGATCGATCGCTGCAGGCAACTCGGTTATCGGGTGATCGAAGTGAACTTCGGCGGCCAAGCCAAGGAGCCAGCCCGCTTCGTTAACAAGCGCACGGAAATGTGGTGGGATATGTCCGAGTGGTTAACGGCTGGTGGTGCGATCCCGGACGTCCCCGCGCTGAAAGCCGACCTCGTCACCCCGACTTACGAATACGACAGCGCCAATCGAATCCGGCTGGAAAGCAAAGACGCGATCAAAGAGCGGCTGGGCCGATCCCCGGACACCGCGGACGCGCTGGCCTTAACCTTTGCGGCCCCGGTGGTTCCCAACCGTAACCTGCAAAGCGCGCAGACCACAACTTACAAAACGGATTACGACGTTTTAGGATAGGAGGGAATATGAGATTCAGACGTGGTGGAAAAAAGATATTAAACGAGATCGAAAAGGATCATATCTGCGACTGCGGCGAGGTCACATACAAGCGCACGGTGTTCTGCCGGAAGTGCTATAACCGGGAATTGCGGCGCAATAAAAAGATCATTGGTGACAACCGGCGGATCTTGAGGTTTATGCCCGCAGATTGATATTTGACACCCCTGCTATAATTATTTAATCAAGTCACGGAGGTAATAATTATGTGCGGAGTGCCAGTCACGAATATTAAGTTGCCTGCAATTACAACCTCCACGGCCAAATCAACCCCAGCGGCAAATGGTTCCGCCGCAAATGGATCAGGTGCTAACTATATGGGGCCGAGCAAGCCAATAACCCCAATATATTCTAATCCGGGGGGGACTGGGTTTGTTGATACAGCGCCTGCAGCTCCCGGTGCGGGGATTAGCCTCGATCCCGCAAAGCCCGGGTTTGTTGTAACTAATCCTGATAATAACCAGTATAAATGGACTGGCGATCCCGAAAAAGATCCAGCGTTAGGGTGGAAACCTTCTCCAGCTCCGGGAAGCGCGCCAGTCGCCGCTCCTGAAACCGGCGGTGGCGATGACGGCCCAATAGGCAAACCATCGTCAACCGATCCCAACGACCCGAACTATATTGGCGATCCCAACGCGACCTACACGGAGTCGCAGCGGAAGAAGCGGCTTGCTGCTTTGCGTCGGGGATTGGCTTCGACGATCAAGACCGGTCCGCGCGGCATCACCGATCCCGCACAAACCATTCTCCCGACCGTTGGTGCTTCGACGCTTGCGCTTGGCATGAAAGCCAAGCTGGGGTTATAAGATGAAAAAATCAGATGCCGTTCGCCGGCTAACCGCTATTCGCAACGAGGGGAACAACTGGAAACCCGCGTGGCAGGACTTGAAAAAGTATATCCTGCCCAGCCGGGGATCGTTCGACGATCAGCCCAACCAAGGGAAGGCGATCGATCACAAGGTTATGCTGGACGGTATGCCCGGACGCGCCGCACGTATTCTTGCCGCTGGTATGACATCCGGACTGACCTCTCCTTCCCGGCCGTGGTTTAAGCTTGGATTAGCCGACGCGGATATGTTAGAAATCGAAGCGGTCAAGATCTGGCTGGACACCGTGCAAGAGCGGATGATGGGCGTATATTCGAAGTCGAATATTTACGGCGTGCTGCACAGCACGTATCAAGAACTTGGAACCTTTGGCACGGCTTCCACCGCGATCGTCGAGGACGTGGTTGATGTGATCCGGGGGCAGAACTTCACGATCGGAGAGTATTGGCTGGGAACCGGCCCGGACGGTAGAGTTAACACCTTCGGCCGTCAATTCTATTACACGATCGCCCAGCTCGTCGAAGAGTTTGGCTTGGAGAACTGCAGCGTATCCACGCAGAACGCGTTCAAAGGAAAATCCCTCGACCAATGGGTAAAGGTCTGCCACCTGATCCAGCCCAACAGCGACCGAGATACTTCCAAGATCGATAAAGAGAATATGAACTTCGAATCGCTGTATTGGGAAGAAGGGAGTCAAGAAGAAGCGTTCCTCCGCAAGGGTGGCTTCCGTGGCTTTCCAATCCTTTGCCCGCGCTGGGACGTTGTTAGCGCTGACGTTTACGGCCGCGGTCCGGGCTGGGAAGTCTTGGGCGATGCCAAAATGCTGCAAAAAATGCAGCGCAACAAGTTGATCGCGCTCGATAAGTTAACCAATCCGCCGGTGCAGATCAAGGGCGATACGATGGGTGACGCCAACCTCCTGCCCGGTGGAATCACGCGGTTCGCTTCCGGTGGAGCCGACGCCGGGGTATCGGCAACCTATCAGGTTAATCCTAATATCGCCGAACTCGAAGCGACGATCCAGCAGACCAAGCGGGATATATCCGAAGGCTATTACAGCGATCTTTTCCTGATGATCAGCCAGCTGGATCAGCCCAACACCACCGCTCGCGAGATCGTGGAGCGCCACGAAGAGAAACTGCTTATGCTCGGCCCGGTGCTGGAGCGCTTGGAATCCGAACTGCTCGATCCCCTGATCGATCGAACGTTCAGCATTATGCTGGCCAAGGGTTTGATCCCCATGCCCCCGGAAGAGTTGCAGGGCATGGAAATGAAAGTCGAATATATCTCCATGCTCGCCCAAGCGCAGAAAATGGTGGGAACCGCCTCGATCGCCCAGACCGTAACGTTTGCCCAGAATATCGCCGCCGTGATTCCTGAAGCGGCCGATATGATCAACGTTGACGAAACAATCCAAGAGTATGCCGACATGATGGGCGTGCCTCCGAAAATAATCAGATCCAAAGAGGACGTCGCCGTGATCCGCCAATCCCGGGCCGATCAGGTCGCCGCGCAGCAGAAAGCGATCACCATGCAGAATATGGTCGCCGGGGCCAAGACCCTGTCCGATACCAAGTTGGGTCAGAACAGCGCCTTGGATCAGATCGGCAAGAACATGGGTATCAAAATGGGTGACCAGCAATGATGGAGATAAATGAACTCTTTGATATATTCGACGACGACGGTGAACGACAGAAGTTTAACGACCGCCAGAAGAAGCTGCGGGACAAGGAGTTGGACGATCTAAAACTCGTCCTCGAACGTCCCGAGGGTCGACGGCTTATCTGGAGAATGTTGGCGGCCTGCGGAGTTTTTAGAAACTCCTTTACAGGCAACAGTCAAACGTTCTACAATGAGGGCCAACGGAATATCGGCCTATTGATTCTGAAGGACATTATGGAGAGCAAGCCCGAAGCGTTTACCCAAATGCAGCGGGAATTTATCTCCAATAAAGCCTCGGAACAGGCCGCAGAAAAGAACAAGGAGGCAAGTCATGGATGACGTGAATACCATACTCGGCGCTGACAGCAACACTACAGGCGCAGGAGCAGGTGACGGTGGAACGGGTGATCAGAACGCAAATGGTGGGGGGCAACAGCAAGCTGCCAAGACCCCGGAGCAAATCGCTGCGGAAACCGCGGCCGCGAATCAAGCGGCGCTGGAAGCAGCCAAGGTTACCCGGGACGCGGAGATCACCGCGAAGTTGACCACGGAAGGCAAAACGGCAGAGGAGATCGCCGCTGCTATTGCCGACGCAGATAAAGCAGCCATCGACGCAGCCAAGGCGCCAAAGGGTGCTCCCGAGAAGTATGAGCCGTTCAAAATGCCGGAGGGACTGACTCTCGACACCGCTACAAGCGACAAGTTTGTGGTGCTGGCGAAAGAGCTTAACCTCTCGCAGGAACAGGCTCAAAAGCTGGTTGATATGCAATCAGACTTTGTTGTTCGGCAAGGCAAAGCCCAACTCGAATCGTTCAGTCAGACCGTCAAGGCTTGGAAGGACCAAACCATCAAAGCCCTCGGCGTTGACGCGGACAAGAAGTTGGCCGTTGCAGCCAAGACAAAGGTGGCGTTTGGTAGTCCCGAACTGGCGACGCTTCTTAACGAATCCGGGCTTGGCAATCACCCGGAAATGGTGAAATTCTTTATTAGGATCGGGGAGAAAATCACCGAGGATAAGATCGTCACCGGCCCGAATAGCGGAGGGGAGAAGTCCTTCGCAGCCCGGTTATACCCGGAGAAGAAGTAGTCTCGGAATCAAATTTTAAGAAAGGAGAAATATCATGTCTACAATCGGAACGAAATTGACCCTGTTGGATTATGCGAAGCGTCTTGACCCGAACGGCAAAATCGACGCGATCGCGGAGCTCCTGAACCAGACCAACGAGATCCTGACCGACTTGCCGTTCATCGAAGGCAACCTGCAGACCGGGCATAAAACCACGGTGCGAACCGGGTTACCGTCTGCGACTTGGCGTCAGCTGAACTACGGTGTTCAGCCGTCAAAATCCACCACCAAGCAGGTGGTCGATACCTGCGGTATGCTGGAAGCATACGCGGAGATCGATAAGTCCTTGGCCGACCTCAATAACAACAGCGGAGAATTCCGGCTGTCAGAGGATCGGGCGTTCTTGGAATCGATGAACGAGTCCATGGCCACGACCCTGTTCTACGGCGACACCACCGTGAACCCGGAACGGTTCAACGGTCTGTCCTGCCGGTATCCTGCCTACGCCGCGACCGGGAGTGGCAGCAACGTAATCAAGGCGGACGGATCAAACTCCGACGCTTGCACCAGCATTTGGCTGGTTGTCTGGGGGCCGAACACCGCCCACGGTATTTTCCCCAAAGGTTCGAAAGCCGGGTTGGTTCACGAGGATCTCGGCGAACAAACCTTGCTGGACGTCTCCGGTGGCAAATATCAGGGCTACCGCACGCACTACAAGTGGGACATCGGTCTCACGGTGCGCGATTGGCGCTATGTCGTCCGGATCGCGAACATCAAGGTCTCGGCCTTGGTCGCGGACGCGGCTTCAGGCTCCAAACTGATCGACCTGATGTCACAGGCTTTGGAGCTCCCGCCAAGTCTGCAACTCGGGACGCCGGTGTTCTATTGCAATAAGACTGTGAAGTCTTATCTGCGCCGGCAGATCAACAACAAGGCGAACGTCTGGTTGAACCAGAGCGAAGTGGGCGGAAAGCACGTCCTCGACTTCTCTGGTGTTCCGGTTCGCAGAACCGACGCCCTGTTGTCAACTGAAGCGGTTATTGCCTAATAAGCGACGCCGTGGCTGGGAATCATTGTAGTCAAATAAAAGGAAAGGAGAACGATCATGTATAAAGATAAGGATTTGGTTTTTTCTAACGCCCAAACGATCAGGGGTTCGTCCGTGATTTCCGAGAACGTCGTAAATCAGGGAGCCGCCGGCGATGCCGACGAAGCCCTCTGGCTCGTCGTTCGGGTAGCCACCACTTTTGATTCGAGTGGCGACGCCTCGACCCTGACCGTTGATCTGCGCACCAGCGCGGCCGAAGCCATGAGTGGCCCGGTCGTGTTGTGGTCGAGTCCTGCGATTGCGCAGTCGGCTTTGACCGCGAATGCCATACTCGCGAAGGTTCGCGTTCCCAAAGGAACCTTGCAGTATCTGGCAACCTACTACACCGAATCGGCGGCTTTCACCGCCGGTGCGATCGACGCGTTCCTCGTCAAGGACGTAGACGCGTTAAGCTAAACCATGGCAAAGTTTTTAGCCACGGTTGATAGCTTCGGGTATCAGGGAAGGTATTGGAACAAGGGAGAGATCGTCTCCGTATCCAAGACCGACCCGATCCCGCCAGAATACTCGTTCCGCCCCTTGAAGGCCGGCGAGAAGCCGGAAGCAGGGGATGTCGTAACGGAGCGGGGAACTCTTGGGTGCTGATCACAAGGGGAGGGGGGCAACCTCCTCCCCTTTTTCCATAGGAGGGAACAATGTCCACCAAGGTTGAAATATGCAATCTCGCGTTAAACAATATCGGGGTGCGATCTATTACCTCCGTATCGGAATTATCGGAAGCCGCCCGGCGCTGCGCGATCGTTTGGCAGCCGGCAATCGACGCGGTGTTATCCGAACACGACTGGAACTTTGCTACCAAAATCGAAGCGCTGGCCCTGATCAGCGGAGAAACAATCCCCGGCTGGGATTATGTCTACGCTTATCCCGCCAACTGCCTGAACCCGTTAAAAGTGCTGGAGGCAGAATTCGATAAGGATTCCCCGATTAACGACTTCGAGATCATCGTCGCCCCATTAACGCACGTAAAAGCAATTGCCACGAACGTGGAAACCGCCTACCTGCGTTACGTATCGACGGTGTCTGACGAAACCCTGTATTCCCCGGCGTTTGTCGAAGCGGTGACTTATAAGCTGGCGGGAATGCTCGCCCAGCCATTAACAAAAAATACCCAGTTGGCGATCAGCATGATGAATATATATAATTCCCTGATCGCGAAAGCCAAGGCGCAAAACAAGAACGAGGGAACGGCCCAACCGGAACCCACGTCCTCGTATATAGACGCCAGAGGATAAACCATGCCAACTCATCACATTCAGATGACGTTCGCCGGGGGCGAATTTGCCCCCTCGTTATACGCTCGGATCGACCTGCAAAAATACGCCTCGGGATTAAAGACCGCCCGGAATATATTCGTTCACCCGCACGGCGGGGCCAGCAATCGCCCGGGAACGAAGTATGTCGCTGCGGTTAAGGATTCGAGCAAAAAAACCCGCGTGATACCGTTCGAGTTTTCCACGGATCAAGCGTATGTGATCGAGATCGGGGCCGGATATTTTAGATTCTATATGGATCGCGGGGCTATCGCCGCAACCGCCGCCAACGGAATCCCCACATACGGGGCAGGAACGGCCTACAACGTCGACGATTGGGTGATCAGCAGCAGCGTGGCGTATCGCTGCATTCAAGCCGGCACGGGCCACACGCCAGCTTCTTCGCCAACCTATTGGACGGCGGGAACGATCTACGAGATCAGCAACCCGTATTCCGAAGCCGACTTGGCCAGCGTGAAATTTACCCAGAGCGCGGATATCCTTTATCTATTCCACCCGGATCACGCCATTCAAAAGCTTACCCGAACCGATCACGCGCAATGGACGCTGACCACGCTGGATTTCAAGAACGGCCCGTTCATGCCCAGCAACGTCACCGCAGCCAACACGATGACCGTATCGGACGTTACCGGAACCGGAAAAACCCTGACCAGCAGCGTTAATATATTCGACGCCGACCACGTGGGGGCGTTGTTTAAGACCGTTCACCAGATCCCGGCGCAATCGGTGGTCGTGGATTTCAACGGAACCGGGGCTTCTGCTTCGTCGATTAAGTGTGGCGGGACGTGGCGGATCATGTCCCACGGCACGTGGACGGGAACCGTTAAAATCGAGAAGTCGATCGACGGCGGATCGAATTGGACGGAGTTGCGATCGTTCACATCGAAGGACAACTTTAATATCAACACCTACGGCGAGGACGAAGAATACTGCCTTATTCGCTTAAACTGCACGTCGTTTATGGCCACGCCGAGCGGAACGGCTGCGTGGAGCAACACCACAGCATATACCGCCGACACCTACTGCACCTACGGTGGCGTGCTATACCGTGCGATAGCTGCGACAGCAGTTGACGGCAGCGGGGTGGTGACGATCGCCAACCAGCCGGATATCTCTCCCGGATATTGGCAACCTAAAACCTGCAAGGTTGAACTTGCCAGCGATCCGTTCGAGCAGACCGGGATCGTTAAAGTTACAGCGATAACTTCCGCCAAGGTGGCTACGGTATCGATCCTGAAGGAAGTTGGGGCAACAACCGCGACGTCCGATTGGGCCGAGGGATCGTGGTCGGCATACCGTGGCTTCCCGTGTTGTGGGTTGTTCTTCCAAGACCGCTTTGCTGCAGCCGGCACGTATACCGAACCCCAGACGATATGGTTCAGCATGACCGGATCGTATGAGGACTTCGGCCGGAGCGAACCGCTGGTGGACACCGACGGAATCAGCGTTAACCTTCCCAGCCGTAAAATGAACGGGATCAATAACCTCGTTGCCTTGGGCGAGATCATTGCTTTCACCTCGTCGTCTGAATGGACGGTCGGCCCGGGAGATTCCGGGATCTTGACCCCAACGTCGATCGAAACCCGTTTGCAAGGCAACCGGGGGAGCTCTGCGGTAGATCCCGTGGCGATCGGCAGCCGGGTATTGTTCTGCCAACCAATGGACAGCGTGGTCTGCGACTTGGGATATGAATACGCCGCGAGTGGTTATACCTCGCAGGAATTATCGATTATCTCCAACCACCTGTTTCAGGGATATACGATTAAAGAGATAGCCTTTCAGCAAGAGCCGGACAGCGTGGTTTGGTTCGTGCGCGACGACGGATCGCTGCTGGCGTTAACGTATATGCGGGAACAAGAGGTTATCGCGTGGACGCGGCACGACACCGGAGAGGTGGTTGACGCTTCTGGCAACAGCACGTTCGATTCGTTCGAATCGGTATGTTCTATCCCCGGCGATGGCTATAACGAGGTGTGGTTTGTGGTGAAGCGCGGATCAAACCGCTACGTGGAATATTTCGTTCACCGGGACACCACCCAGCCGGTCGAGGATCAATACTTCGTCGACTGCGGGATCACCTACGACAGCACCCCGGCGTCGTATATATCAAACCTGACTTGGTTGCAGGGAAAGACGGTGTCGATATTGGCCGACGGCAACGTCAGCACCGATACCGTGGCTAATCCTACCGCGTGGAACAACTCCACGGTTTACGCGGTTGACGATTACGTTTCATATTCCGGCACGAACTACCGGGCGATCCTGCCCGGGGCGAATCACACCCCGTCATCCAGTCCGACTTATTGGACGGCCAGCACGCCGTTCGTTCACGTAACCCCGGCGGCCTCTGTGATCCACATCGGCCTGCCGTATGTTTCCGACCTCGAAACCCTTAACGTGGAACTCCCGCAGCAGGATGGAACATCACAAGATCAAACCATGCAGGTGGGTCAGGTTACGCTCCGCTTCGATAAATCCCGCGGCGGGTGGGTCGGATCGGACGTCGCGCACTTGGATCAGGTGATTCAGCGCACAACCGAGGACTATGACGATCCCATTCAGTTGTTCACCGGGGATTATCAGACCCCGATCAACGGATCGTATGACGCAAAGGGAAAGGTATTCTTCCGGCAGGTTGATCCCCTGCCCGTGACCGTTTTGGCGGTCATGCCCCAGATCACAATGGGTGGATGATGATATATTATAATAAAAACAACGTGGTTTGCCGGGACGCGCAGATCGGAGATATTATCCCGATCGCGAAGAATATGCGCCGTGCCGACCGCGAGGAGATCATGGCCAGCAACAACCACTCCCCCAAAGACGCGCTGGAAGAAGGATATAATAAATCCGATCATTGTTTAACGATCGAATACAAAGGGGAACCGATCGCGATGTTTGGCGTGGTTCCCAATCCCCTGTCTGCTTCCCACGCCGCCGTCTGGCTTTTAGGAACTCCCAAGATCAAAACGATCCGGGCCACGTTTGTAAAAGCCAGTAGATTCTTCATGGCTATGCTGTTAGACTATTACCCATATTTATACAACTTCGTGGACGCGCGGAATAAAGACTCGATCGAGTGGCTGAAATGGTGCCGGGCGGAATTCAAAGCGCCGACTAATTATGGCGTCGCTAATATCCCGTTCGTATTGTTTACGATAAGGAGGGAAAGTTATGTCTAACGTTGAAACGCTTCCCCGGAACAATAGAATGGAACTGCGCGATGCCATCGTTAACGTTGAGGCCAAGATATCGGCTACGCCCGGAGCGATGTTTGGCGACTGCTTTCCGCTAAAGCACTCTTTCGCCGACGGATGTTATATCCGGGAGATCAACGTCCCCCGGGGCCAGTTGGTCGTTACTAAAATTCATAAACAAGCCCACCCATATTTTCTGATGAAGGGCGACTGCTCTGTGCTGACGGAAGAAGGGCCGCGAAGAATTAAGGCTCCGTTCTACGGGATTACCCCGGCGGGAACAAAACGCGTAGTTTATACGCATGAAGACACCGTCTGGGTTACGGTTCACGTAACAAAAGAAAAAGATTTAGAAAAGATAGAGGAAGAAGTGATCGCTAAAACATTCGACGAAATAGAGTCATCAGAAAATATCGAGCTGTTGAATTTCTACAGCGAAGTGAAGGAGGCATAATATGGCATGGGTAGCAACGGTAATTGCTCTTGGTTCCATTTATCTGCAATACGAAGGCGGCCAAAAGGCGGCACAAGGACAACGAGACCTCGGCAACGCCAACAACCAGTATTATCAGGAACTTGCCAATGACACCGAAGCCCAAATCGGGACGGGATTTGCTACCGCCCGCCGGCAGGTTGGTTATAACACACAGGCCGCAAACAAAAACATCACCGCTTTAACCGCCAACGCCGCACGAGATACCGCAACGATCGAGCGGGCCAGCCGCAAAACAGCAGGATCACAGACCGCGGCTTTCGCAGCCAACGGGGTGGAACTCGGATCGGCAACCGCCGAGGACGTCGCCCGGGACAGCTTTGACGCAGCGGCGCTGGATAAACTCGCCATCCGTTACAACACCGATAATAAGATCGGGATCATCGCGCAGGCAGCGAACCAGAAGAATTGGGAGCTGATGACCCAAGCCGACCTGCAGGCGCAGAACCTAAAGCGGCAGGCGGCGAATTATCGCCGAGCCGGGAAATACGGGGTGCAGGCCGCAAACATCAACGCGGACACCACGTTGCTGGGATCATACGCAGGGATCGGGAATTCGATATATAACTACGTAAGGGGGTAAAGTCGTGGTAAAAATACCGGTATATGAACAAAAGGTTGGAATGCAGAACTCCGCGACAACCGCGACTACGGCTCTGGCCGCACCCACTCCAACGTCCGCGCCAAAAGAATCCTTTGGAACCGCCGTTGCTGAAGCCAATATCAAATCCGGGGAAATGATCGACGCCGTCGGGGGGTTGGTGTCCCGGCACGTAATCCAAAAGAAACAGGACGACGATCGCCAAGCCGTGCTGGACGCTTCCACAGCCTTCCAACGTCAGTTGCAAAACCTCGTATATAACGATGAAAAAGACGCCAACGGGAACGTTGTGCGACAAGGGTTGCTCAATCGCCCGCTGGGATCAGCCAAAGGATCCGACGAAGAACTCGCCAACACCACGAAACAACTGAAAGCGGATTACCTGAAAACCCTGCCTTGGCCCGGGCAACAGCAGATGTTCAACCAGCTGGCAGATTCCCACTATATCGGGGTTCGGGATCAGGTGCTGCGCCACGAATCAGACCAACTGAACAAAGACAAGATGAATAGCCTGAAGGCTTCCGTAGACGCCGGGATTGACGAAGCCGGATATAACCCCAGCGGGAAAGTGATCGATCGGATCATTACTGACAACACCGAGGCCACCCGGGTGTTCATGAAAGCGCAGGGGTTTGACGACACCACGATTAAAGCGCAGATTATCGAGAACAACGACAAGGTAGTATCAGCCGCGATCGATACCGCCGTCCGCACCAACAACGACTATAAACTTGGGGACGCCATTATCGAGCGCTACAAGTCCGTGATCAGCCCAAAAATATATGACGCCGCGAAACTCGATATCAAACAAAAGAGCGAGTTTGACCGGCAAATGACATATAACAACGAGGTTTTCTCCAAATACGGCATGGATCTTGCCGGGGCGGATAAAGCGATTCTGGCCGATACCAAATTGGCCGGCCCGGATAAAGAACGCCAGCTGTCGGCATATCACTCCTTCTTATCGATGAAGAAGCAGGAGGAATCGATCGCCGACGATAACGCCATGAAGAACGCGATGAATCAACTCGACGCGATCCACAAAGGATCGATCGAAGTCCCCGGCAGCGGATATGCCGCGGCGATCAAATACGCCAACACTCTGCCGGTTAAAACCCGCACCCATATTCTCCCGTTGGTGGAACAACTGTTCGGGGCCAATGAAGTTAAAACCGATCCCGCCGCGTGGTATACCCTCTACGACAAGGTCAAGGACGGCACGATCACCAATAAGTGGCAGATGATGAAAGAGTTTGGTGACCGGATATCGTTCAGCGATATGAAGTCTTTTATCAACGCGGTGGACAGCGGGCAGGGGGCCACCGGCAGCGAGTTTAATAAATTCAGCATAACCACCGCGGTTAATAAATTGCTGAAGGACAAGAACCTCGAATCCCCGGAGGATCAGGCCCAGATGTGGGAATACGTGTCCGCCAAGTCCGACGACTTCGTGAAGGTTAACGGACGCAAACCCACCCCCACGGAACAGGCCAAAATCCTAAAGGAATCAATGGATTCCGTGGTTGTCGGCAAGGCTTGGGTGGGAGATAAGAAACTTCCAGCGTTCCGGGTTCCCGTGGGAGCGATATATAGCCCGGCGGTTGGATCGATGATCAAGCGCGACGCCAACGGCAACTTCGTTAAATGGGTTCCGAAATGAAGAACTTTTTAAGCATAGCCTTTGATATCTTTATCGGCCACAGCGACTTGTTCCCGGGATACGTGATGATGGACGAAATGGGTAAAAACGGCCGAGCGTATAAAGTGATCGACGTCGCCTTCGGTTTGAACTAAAGGAGCAATATGGCAGAAATATCTGACGTCAGTTATGTTGCGAACAAAATGCAGGAAGCTACCGATCGCGCGACCATGTTGCCAGACGACGGATTGGGTAACGCGGCCGGCGGAAGCTGGGCTCCTTTAACCCCGGAAGAACAAAACCTCCTTGGCCCGATCCAAACGCCAAACCACGTCCAATCGGTTGAAAAGGAACACCCTTCTACGAGCGACTTGGTATCCTCGCACCTTGCTGCGCAGAACATCACCCCGGATCAGGCGGCGGAAAACATCGAACTCTCAAAATACACCGGCGCGCCAATCTCCTCTTTTGCTGGCGATCCCGTGCGCCGCAAAGAGATAATCGAGATATCGCGCAGCAATATGACCTACAACGCGGATTATTCCAAGATCGTTAACGACTACCCCGGGATTGCCCGGGTGCTGGCCGATCCGAATCTCGCGGCTTTAGCGAAAGAGGACTTGGACGGTTTGAACTTTATCGAGTGGACAGGGAAGTCGCTGTATCAAGGGGTGCGCAAAAACCTGCTGGAAGGCAAAATCAACGACCTCGTGTCCAAGGCCCGGAAAGAAAAGAACTTCACAAAATACGAAGCCGATATAGCCAAGGTGGAAGAAGAACTCGCCCCGATATACGCCAATGAACCCAAGGGGTGGAATATCCCGTATGCCGCAGCCTCTCAAGGCCCGAACTGGGCGTTTGCCGGTGGCATGGCGCTGCGACGTGGCGTTCCGATGGCTTTGGCTGGCGCTGGGGCAGCGTTCTTGCTGGGCCAAGCAGGGCCGCAGGCCGCCGCACCCGAAGAGATATTAACCGTTCCCGCTGCCGCTGGTTGGGGATTCCGGACTGGCGCTGCGATCGGGGCCGGGGAATACGCTTATCACATGGAGAGCAACTCCGCGTTCCGCCAGTATATGAAACTGCGCGACAAAGACGGCAATCCGATCAGTAACGACATTATCGAACGCAACGCCCATATTGTTGGGTTGGTTAATGCCGGACTCGAAACCGGGGGAGACATCATACTGCTGGGAACAATCGGAAAACCGGTCGCCGCCACTTTAATGGGGATCGCCAGCAAGACCCCTGCTGCGGCCCCGCTTGTGAAATTAATCACAGGCAATCCGCAGGCGTTTACCGGGATGACCCTAAAAGGTGCGCTTCTTGAGGCGGGAAAACAATTAATTCGAGCCGAGATCGGAGAGGTTGGAACCGAAGTGCTGCAGGAAATGTCCACCAGCTTTGGTGGAGAAATGGCCAAGCGCCAGTCCGGGGGTCAATTCGAATACTCCAGCATGGGGGATATTCTCAAACAGTCCTCTATGGTTATCTCCCCAACCTTTCAGGCTGTCCTTCCTTTTGGCCTGATCGGCGGAGCGTCCAGCGTTTACAACTTCCGGCAAGAATCCATGGCCAACGCGCAAACGGTAAAAGACTTTAACACCGCCAAGGCGGGGTTTGCCGCGGATTCCAAGATCCTCGATAAATCCCCCGAGGCGTTCACGCATATCATGGCCACCGTAAACAAAGAGAACGGCACGGAAATATCATATATCCCGGCCGACGACTTCGTTACCTATTTCCAAAGCAAGAGCATTGACCCCGTGCAGGCCGCCGCCCAGCTTGGGGTGGATAAATCCGCGCTCGATGAGGCGTTGGAATCCGGCACTATGCTCGCGATCAATGACGCCAAAATGGTAACTGAACTCGGCAAGACCGAACACCTGAAAGCTTTGGTTCCCGATATCACGAACGATCCGTCCCAGCCAACGTTCCGGCAGATAGAACGGATCGAGAACGAAAGCGCGGCAGCAATCAAGGCCACCCAAACAGCGGCTGTAAAAGAAGCCGACCAACTGTTAAAAGACAACCCTGAACGGGCAGACGAATATCAACGCGCGTACGCCATGATCAAAGACGCCCGGCTGGCAGCAGAGAATCCGGACGGAATGAAAGAGAAGGACTTCCGAACTTTGGTAGAAAATGAATCAAAAATATGGGCCTCGTGGGCCGTGGTGGAAGCCGAAAAACGCGGGATCAGCGTGGGTGAACTTATGACCGGCCAGACCATGCCGATGATCATGTCCCAGCAAGGAGCGTTCACGAAACTTGGCCCCACCGATAACGTGGGCAATATCACGATCGCGGAAGCGACGGCTAAGATCATGGCTGGCGATATAACCGTGATCCCGGAACTGGAAAAAGCCGCCGCGCAATACGGGGCCACATCCGTCCTCGACGCCGTAGTGGAACACGGTCTGGGACAGGCAGAGCAGCAGGCGATCCAAGAGAACGTGGCCAAGGGAATGACCCAAGGCGAAGCGGTAACGCTGGCCCAGCAAGGGTTCAAAAAGATTCTGCCACAGTTGCGCGAGATCAAAGACAACTCCCCGGGGGTGTTGGAACAAAAGCGGATATTGAATCAGTCCCGGACATTCACCCCAGACGTTCAAGCCTACAAAGGTTACGCTAAAGACAACGGCCTCGATAAAAAGGGGTTAAACGATCGAACAATTAATTGGCTTGATACGTGGACAAATATAGACATGGAAGAAAACGCTAAAAACATTGGCACCCCTCCAAGCGATGTCGTGGAAACATTGTCAAAATTCCGACCCGAAAAACCAGCGACATTATATCGCGGCGTTCCTGCTGGAAAATCATCGACAGAAAGGCTGGCGAATATAACGGGGTATGAAAGCTGGACGCGCAACAAAAAGACAGCAGAAAAATGGGCAGGGAAAGACGGCAACGTTGAACAGCGCGTGTTTCAGCCGGATGATATTCTTGTCGACTTTGGAAAACTACCAAAGGACTACTTTGATATCAATGGGAACATAGAAAAAGAGGTAATTGTTAAAGGGAAGAAAGAGCTGTTCCAGTCCCCCACGCTTGCCCCCACGTTCTTCTACAAGTCCGAGCGGCTGATCCAAGATAAAATGCCGCCTACCGCCACCGTGGAGCAGGTGAAGGGAATCCTGAAAGAGGTTAAGGAGGACGAGCGGAAGTGGCTGGGGATCGACGAATTCCTCGCGGGCAAGACCAAAATCACCAAGCAGGAACTCCTCGATCACATCCGGGCGAATGATTTGCAGATAAAAGAAGTGATGAAGGGCGGCCCGGAATATGAGGACATAAACGATGTCAAGGCCAAGTTTGACGAAGCGCACCGAAAAATGCGCGATATCGGGCTGGAACTCGACGCCGACCCTGATGGATTGGCCCCGTATATGTCGGGCAGTCCGTTGCATTGGATGTATAAAGACGAGAACGGAAAACCCCAAGACGTCCCGGCAAAATACACTCAAGAACTCGATAGGCTATCAAAAGAAATTCAGAATTACGAGGATATCCTATCAGAGCAGGACACCTCTTATCCGTTTGTCGATGGGCATATCGGAACTCGATTTGCGCAATGGCAAGTCCCCGGCGGTAAGGATTACCGGGAGTTGCTAATAACGTTGCCTGTCGACGCGCAAAAAGAAACCGCTGCGTTTAAGTCTGCCGTGGACGAGATGAATGCAAAATATCCCAATGAAGACCCCGATGTATTGAGTTACGGAACAAGGGATATGATCGCAATGGTGATTAAAAAAAAGACCGACCTGAAAAAATTTCTCGCTGTTCGCGACGCTTATGACGCGGCAAAAGAAAAGGAACGTGGCGGATACCACTCCTCCCACTTCTCCGAACCCAACATTCTGGCGCATATTCGCTTTAATACCCGCGAGGACGAGAACGGGAAGAAGGTATTATTTATCGAGGAAGTGCAGTCCGATTGGCATCAGGCTGGGAGGGAGCAGGGGTATGCAGTTAAAGGGGAAGTAACTGAACAAACTATCAAAGAGGTTATGGCTGAATATGGAGGGACACGCGAGGAAGCGATAAAACTTATTCAAAACGAAAAAACATCTGGCGTTGGTGTCCCTGACGCCCCCTTCAAAAAGACTTGGCATGAACTGGCCCTGCGCAGAATGGTGCGCTACGCGGCCGAGAACGGCTACGATAAGATCGCGTGGACGACCGGGGAACAGCAGAACGACCGGTATGATTTAAGTAAACAAATAGACGAAATTCACTACAAAAAGAAAAGCGACGGGACGTTTGACATTGTTGCCGATAAAGACGGTCGCGCCCTGATCACGAAGCAGGGGATTGCCGCCAACGAGATCGAAGGACTGGTTGGCAAAGACGTTGCGAAAAAGATCGTGGACGGAGTGAGCGATGGCAAATCAATGGGGTTTGACGTTCTCAAGGCTGCCAACCTGACTGTCGGCGGAGAGGGAATGCGCGGATTCTACGACCAGATGATCCCGCAATACCTGAACAAATTCGGCAAGAAGTGGGGGGCCAAGGTAGTAAAAGAAAAAACTCTTGGGCCATTCATGGAAAATCAGTCCATGGACATCACCCCGGAAATGCGCCGCTCTGCGCTGCAGGAGGGGTTCACGCTGTTTCAGAGACCCTACGAGGCGATGGGGAAATATCGTGGAGAGGCCGGAAAAGAATTCATAATTGACATGATTAATGAAGAAAGGATGAGGTCTGAAACAGGGAAACCACTCCGAGGGGCATTTATGACCGATCCGCTTCCCAATGGTAAGTATCAAATCTATATTAACAAGGACAGCATTAAGCGCGGGGTGGATGGAGAGCAGATAACAAAACGGAAGGCGATCAATCACGAGATTGCCCACTATATATGGCGGCACACGCTAACCGAGGCCGAGCGAAAAACAATCTCCGACCAGTTTAAATACAAAGACGAGAAATATCATGCTGGGACTAAAAAAGAAGAGCACTTTGCCGGAGTATTTGATCTGTGGGTTCAGGAATCGACGCGGATGCAAAAAGAGGAATGGTTAAAAACAATCAAGGACGTTCTCGACAAGAAGTTTGATGTTGACTACCAGAGCGCGGATAAATACAAGAGAACGCTCTTGCAGGCCGCGGCTGTTCCCAGCACCCAATATCAGGACAACCCGATCATCGATCCGCAGGGATCTACGGAGTTTACCCCCAACGCAGCGATTATCCGGTTATTTAAGACCGCCGATCGCTCCACGTTCATGCACGAATCAGCGCACGTCTGGCTGAACTCTATGGAGCAATACGTAAAATCCGGCAAGGCCGACGCCGCGTATCTGCAAGATTGGAAAACCCTGACCGACTGGCTGGGGGTAAAAGAGGGGCAAAAAGAGTTGACCGTGGCCCAGCACGAACAATTCGCCCGGGGGTTTGAAGCCTACCTCATGGAAGGGAACGCCCCCAGCGAGGGGTTGCGGCGCACCTTTAAGTTATTCAAGAACTGGCTGGTGCGGATATACAGGGATGTCCGCAGGCTCAACGTGGCCCTTACGAACGACGTTCGGGGGGTTATGGATAGAATGCTGGCAGGGGAGGAAGAAGTCGCAGCAGCGCGCGATTTTATGGGGTATGCGGCGAATATAGCGGGCCTTGACCCAGCCGTTGCCGGCCAAATTGATAAATTGCAGCGTGAAGCGCACGATCAGGCCGTGGAACAACTGGTTAAAGAGCAAATGAAGGAGATATCCGCGGAGCAGAAACAGGCCGTGGAGCGCTACCGGGAATCCCGGAAGGACGATATCTCCGATCAAGTTAACGGAATGCAGGTATATAAAGCGTCCGATGACCACGCAACGTTTCTGGCAAAGTTGCCGGACGGGGTGCGATCAAAGGATTACGATCGGGTCATGGATATTATCGCAGAGCGGAACGGGTATACCAGCGCCGACGAAATGAGCCGGGCGTTCATGGATATGAAACCCAAGGCCGAACTCAAAAAAGAACTCCTCGATTCCGAGGTTGCCAGTAAATTCCCGGATCTGCGCAATACCGAAAAGATCAGGGAA